GTGATGCACTCAAGAGCGAGGGCCAGGCAGAGATAGAGAGACTGGAAGCAGACATAGGAAACTTCCAAGAAGGCGGCACACCGCACAGTTTTGTTATTGGTTAATAGACCACAAATTTCATTTAAATATCCTGCAATGAATGATTCCAATTACAAGAACTACTCAGATTTGACGTTGGACGAATTAGAACAAGTCGTACAAGAATTGGAAATTATCAGTATTAAGGCCCTGAAACAAAAAAAGAAAAGCCTAAGAATTACCATATTAAAATCTGTAAAAGAAGCAATCAAAGAGATTGAAAAACGTTTAAAAAAATAGTATAATAATCCTATGTTAATAGGTGTAGTAGGTTTAATAAGTTCCGGTAAAGGCACAGTCGCGGACAGACTAGTGGAGAAACATGGTTATCAAAAAGACAGTTTCGCTAAAAGTCTGAAAGATGCTGTGGCGTCCATGTTCAATTGGGATAGAGCTATGCTCGAAGGAGACACAGAATCCAGCAGGCACTGGAGAGAACAGCCAGACAAATTTTGGAGTGAGAAGTTTGGAAAGGCCACCACGCCAAGATGGGTATTACAGTACTTTGGCACGGAAGTAATGAGAGGTCAGATGTATGACGGAATTTGGGTTGACAGTTGTATAGGTAGATACAAAGGACAAAATACAGTCATAGCAGATACAAGATTTCCCAACGAAGTAAAACAGATAAGGGAGCAAGGTGGCAAAATAATACTCGTAAAAAGAGGACAAGATCCTGACTGGTTTGTCAATTACACTGAAGGCAATATAGAACCCAAGGGCATACATTCTTCTGAATATGCATGGGCAAAAGAAGAGTTTGATTTCGTCATTGAGAACAATAGCACAAAAGAAGAACTATACGCCAAGATAGACGATCTAATCGTCAGCGACAAGATCACCGACCCGCCAGCCAAGTCTACGGGTACTGCCCAGCCTTTGGCAATTGGCGCAAACAGTTTTTAGATTACTTACTGTAGTATTCCTTAGATTTCCATCCACAAACAGCACATCTAGTTGAGCTTTGGCCTGTGCTTTGAAACCACAAAGTTCACACTTATTTTTCTTTTTATATCCTGATCTCTGCAATGCTGTCACGCCTCCCACTCGCTTGCCAGCCTTTTTCCTGATACAGGTGTCACAGCGACTACGCCAATAGACACGACCATATCTCTGATAGGCATACGCCCTTGGCTTGGTCTTACACTCCGTACACAACGGTCTGTCTTTGTACTGCATGTGTGTATTTACGTCGCCTATATAGGCACCACGAAAACGGTAAATTATGTCAACAAAACCGTATGATTGAATAAATAACTCTAGTATATACGTAACTTGCAAGGAGAATACGAAAAATGGCATTAACATCACCAGGAGTAGAGGTTTCAGTAATAAACGAAAGTTTCTACGTACCATCAGATGCGGGTACAACACCACTATTCATAGTAGCATCATCACAGGACAAGACGAACGGAGCAGGAGACGGAACGGCTGTAGGAACAACTACTGCTAACGCCAACACTGCTTATTTGATCTCATCTCAAAGAGAATTAACAGAGACTTTCGGAGATCCGAAATTCTACACAGACGCATCAGGAAATAGCCTAAACGGTTATGAGCTGAACGAATATGGCTTACAGGCGGCCTACTCATTCTTAGGAGTTGCCAACAGAGCATTCGTTCTAAGAGCGAATGTGGACACAGCAGAATTAGTTGGAAGTGCTACGGCACCTACAGCGGCACCAACAGATGGAACATACTGGTTTGACCTTGCATCAAGCAGTTACGGTTTATTTGAGTGGTCACAAACTAATCAATCATTCACAACAATTACTCCAACACTAATCACTGCAACAAGTGACCTAGTTGGCGGTGTCTCAACTGGTGCACCAAAAACTTCAATCGGTGTAATTGGCGATTACGCAATCAACACAACTCACGTTACCAACAAGATCTACAAGAAGACAGCAAGTAACACTTGGGTACAGGTTGGATCAGAAGCGTGGCACACATCTTTACCGGTGGTGACAGTTGCTTCAGGAACAACTGTAGTGAGTGGTCAAAAAATGAAGATGAATGGTGTTTCAATCACAACAAGTGGTACAACACTTTCAAATGTTGCGGCACAGATCGGATCAAGCGTCACTAACGTGACAGCAAGTATAAACGCTACAACAGGTAACCTAGAAATCTTCCACAACGGTAAGGCACTAGGTGACTCAACAGAAGGTACTAACACTATTAGATTTGAAGAAGAAACAGGTGTATTGGCCTCTCTAGGAATCACAGCAGGTGTGAAAAATGGCGTAAAACTATTACAAGAAAAACACACTAACAGACCAACTTGGAAAACAGCAGACGAGAACAGACCTAACGGTTCAGTTTGGTTCAAGACTACAAGTGCAAACTCAGGTGCGGCTTTGGTTGCAAAACTTTACAGTTCATCAAGTGCGAGTTTCTCTCAGGTTGCTAGTCCACTTTATGCTAATCACCACTCTGCGATCTTCAATCTAGATCCAGCGAACGGTGGAACTTCTTTAACAACAGGAACAGTGTACGCACAGTACAACGTAACTGAGGAGTCAATGACATCGGGCGATGCCGCAGATGCTACGCCAAATCTTGCAGACTTCCAATTATTCAGACACGAAGGCGGTGCAACTACAATTACTAGTAATGCAACTTCACCAAGTTTCACAAGTTCAGAGAAATTTAAAATTGCAGAATCAGTAAAAAATCAAGAAGCATTAAACACAGCGGTTGAAATAACACTAGGTGGCACAGGTGCTGATGATTTTATTGCGGCAGTCAACGGTGCAGGTTTAACAAACGTTTCTGCTACTAAACTATCAACAGGTGCTATCCAGATGACACACAAACTGGGTGGTGAGTTCAGAATGTTTGACACGTTAGGAACACCATTAGCAGATGCGGGTTTCAGTGCAACAACGGCACACAGTTATGGAACATACACTGCGAACAGTTCAACACTGATCGACAACTTGTATGACCTACCAACAGGTGAGAGCCTTGACTCAAGTGCTAACACAGGTATCATGGCAAGTAACTGGAAGAGATTGAGTTACACTGCTTCATTGAGTTCACCAACTAATGAGCCAGCAGACGGTACTTTATGGTATCACACTGCGACGGACGAAGCAGACATCATGGCACACAATGGTACAACTTGGGTTGGATACGCAACAGCATACGCAAGTACAGATCCAAATGGTCCACAGTTCAGTGCAACAGCACCGACTACACAGTCAGACGGCACTGCACTTGTAACCAATGACTTATGGATTGACACAAGTGACCTTGAAAACTATCCAAAACTTTACAAGTACAACACATCAGCAACTATAAGTTCTACAAACACAGCGAACCAAGTGGCAGTGACTACTTCAGGTGCGGCATGGGAACTAGTTGACAAAGCAGACCAAACCACAGAAGACGGTGTTGTGTTTGCGGATGCTAGATATCACACAGCGGCAGACAAAGCAGATTCATTGTCTACAGGCGGTGCGGGTACAGCCAGCTCAATCAAAGACTTGTTGAGCGATGGTTTCTTAGACCCAGATGCTCCTAACCCAGACAACTACCCACAAGGTATCATGTTATGGAACACAAGAAGATCTGGTTACAATGTTAAGGAATACAAAAACAATTACATCACAACTACGAAATACCCAGGAAGCGGATCTGCAGGATTAGGTAACATCAGAGCAAGTAACGAGAGCGTATCAACTTACTTCCCAGACAGATGGGTTACTAAATCAAGCAACAACGCAGACGGCTCTGGATCTTTTGGTAGAAAAGCACAGAGAAAAGTGATCGTTGAACAACTTAAATCAGAGATAGACACTAACCAAGCAATCAGAGAAGACCAAAGAGGTTACAACGTAATTGCTTGTCCTGGCTACCCAGAGTTAATTCAAAATATGGTTAACTTAAACACAGATAGAAACAACACAGCGTTTGTAGTTGGCGACACACCTTTAAGACTAGAAGGCACAGCAACTTCAATCCAAAACTATGCAAACAACACAGCGTCAGCACTAGACAACGGTGAAGACGGTTTAGTAAGTGCAAGTGATTACTTGGGCGTGTTTTATCCATCTGGGTTGACATCAGATAACACAGGTAAATCAATTGTTGTTCCACCATCACACATGATGTTGAGAACACTAGCAAACAACGACAACATCGCTTTCCCATGGTTCGCACCAGCAGGAACAAGAAGAGGTGTTGTAGACAATGCAACATCAGTTGGTTACATTGACACAGCGTCTGGAGAGTTCCAAACAATATCTGTTACGGAGTCAGTGAGAGATTCAATGCATGAAGTGAAGATAAATCCAATTACTTTCTTCGCAGGTGCAGGAATAGTTAACTTCGGTAACTTGACTAAAACATCAGGAAGTTCGGCATTAGATAGAATAAACGTTGCGAGATTGGCAGTCTACTTAAGAACACAATTAGATGCAATCGCAAAACCGTTTATCTTTGAACCAAATGATGGCTTAACAAGAAACGAAATCAAACAAGCAGTTGAATCATTCTTGTTAGAACTAGTTGGTCAAAGAGGATTGTTTGACTTCTTGGTAGTTTGTGATGAGACTAACAACACACCTACAAGGATTGACAGAAACGAACTGTATGTGGATATAGCAATTGAGCCAGTTAAATCAGTTGAATTCATTTACATACCGTTGAGAATCAAAAACACAGGAGAAATTGCAAAGTTAGGGAACTAATTTTGAATAAATAGGAGAAACAGATGGCAATATCAACTTTATCAAAATTTACAGTACCACTAGCAAACGATCAGAGTTCAGCATCACAAGGTTTATTGATGCCAAAACTTCAGTATCGTTTTAGAGCAATACTGGAAAATTTTGGAGTATCAACACCAAGATCAGAACTAACAAAACAAGTAGTGGACATAACAAGACCACAATTATCTTTTGAGAATGTGACACTAGACGTTTATAACTCAAAAGTTTATGTTGCAGGTAAACACTCTT